ACAAAATCACCAACACCTGCATCATATGTTTCAGATGCTGTATAGGATGTTGATGCCTGCCATGTGTCCCCTGATGTTGGGTATTTACACCTAGAATCCCCAAAGGTTGCGCGGCATGGTTTGCTGATCAATTCACCAATGGTCTGTTGAAGTCTTTGAAACAACCCCCTGACTTCTGCAGTGAAGGCAACATCTGACAAGGACACCTGACCAAGATTGCCCTTTTCTTCATTGATGATCCCATCTGATATGGATTCAGGGTTGATCTGAAAAACAGTGACTTCTGCATTGTCGAAAACACCATGCCTGACATCATCAAAATCAATGCCAGTGGTGTGGAAGTAACCTGTAAATTCACTGTTATCAACATTGTTCTGTGCTGATGACTGTACTTCTGACTGTGTAAAACCACCCAATGTCCTGTATGTGACAGAATCATATTCAATATTTTCCTGCCATTCAGTCAGACCATAGGTGCTGCTGCTTCCTGAAGGGCAGGCAACAGTTACAATTTTGATGCATGTGGCAAGTGTGACCTGACCAGAATCAAGGTCAGTCTGTATTGCAGCAGGGATTGTCTTTGGCATTATTCTTCCAGCAATTCAATCAATCCAACAGTTGCCATTTCAACACCGGGTGAAATCTGTTGAACAGTCAATGAATCAGATTCAAACCTGACAGGAACATCAAATTCAAATCCTGCCTTCACCACCACACCTATACCGGGAGCAGAAGTGAAAGTGATGATGCCTGTGGTTGTGTCTACACTCCAACCTGATGCCTGTGACACATCATCAAGGGAAACAACAACAGTCCCTGAAACGGGTTTTGTGATTGTCCTGACCAGTGACAGTGAACCAACTGTGTATGTCTTTATCAGTTGATATTCTGTGGCAGCAGAACTGTCCCCTGTTCCAAGTGTCTGGTCAGTGTCTGATACAGAATCAACCATGTTCTGTGTAGACTTCCAATCATTATGGTCCTTGTATCGGAAACCATGGAACCTGCCAAGGCAGGCATGATGAAATTCCCTTAGTGTGTCAAGTTCTGTTGAACCTTTGGCACCAACACCAACCTGAAACCTGTGCCTTGGTATTGACCACCTTTGTTTTCTTAGTTCCCTGCCTGAATTGACTTCAACAATACTGGTGGCATATTCAGGACCACCACCTGTCCCCAATGCCACATATGTTGGGAATCTTGGAGTTTCAAGAAATGCCATTTATCCATTCCTTCTTTGTGCAAGGTTGAAACCCCTGCCAATATCCAAACCTAATTGGTTTCCTGTTCTTCCTGCCCTTGCCACATCATCACCCTGAATGTTGATGGTCATGTTCAAACCACCCATCTGTGACATGGGTGTCACAGTCCCTGCAACTGAAGGTGTGAATAATTCAGGTTCACCACCATCACCAACAATGACAGATTCACCTGCAGCAACATTGCCACCTGCAGCAAGTTTCCTTGGACCTTGAAAGAAACCCGCCAGGTTGGAAGCAAAACCACCACCGGCAAAGGATCCTGCAAGACCTGAAAGCAATTTTTCTGCTGCAATCTGTGCAACCATTTTCCTGATCATGTCACTGAAGGAAGTGAGCATATCATTCAGACTGCCTTCAAATGGATTGAACAGATAGTCAGCAAAAACAGATTGCATGTTTCTTGCCATCTGAATACCAAACTGTTCAAACTGATCAACCTTTTCCTTTGCAGCCTGTGCCCGTTTATCAAGAATGTCTTGGTATTTCTGCTGTGTCTCCAATGAAACCCTGATGAATTCCTTTTCATGATTGGTCAAACTTCTGCCAAGTCTTTCAGATGCATCTGCAACAGCATGTTCAATCTGCAGTCTTCTTGCCGTCAGGTTGATATAGTCCTTCTGTCCCTGAACCTGTGCCTGCAAGATTTCCTGCTGTCTGATCATTGCAGTCCTGATTGACTTCCATGCATCAACAGTCCCTTTCTGTTCATCAGGTGTGCCACCTATAGGGGGAACACCACCAGACCCATCACCCCTTAATTCTTTCAGTCTTGCAATTACTGAATCAATTTCATCCCTTAAATCAGAATACCTTCTTCTCATTTTGGCAATCTGACCACCTCTAAGATTTCCAGTATCCTGAAGTGCAGTGCCAAGTTTGACTGCTCTTTCCTGAAGTTCAGTCAGTCTTTGTTCAAGACCTTGAATGTTCTGTTTCTGTGAAGTGTCCCTGAAATAATCAAAGAACTTTGAAACCCAATTTGCCGCAATAGCAAATGCCCTTGCAAGGTCAACCATCACAGGTGCAAGTTGTGCCATTGCAGGTGTTGTGATTGCACTGACAACCCTTGACATTGCAGCAAGTTGTTTTGATGCCTTGTCTGCTTCCCTGATGACACTGCTGTTGATGACAGCACCCATGGATTCAGCATCAGATTCAAATTGCTTGATTGCAGAACTTCCCTGCTGCATCAGCCTTACAAGATCTACGCCTTCAGTGTCAAACAACTGAAAGGTTTTCAGGATCCGCTTGCCCTGATCATCTGACCTGGCGATTGCATCACTAAATTCATAGAACAGATCAACATTGGTTTTCAGCCTGCCTTCACCATCTGAAAGTTTTATGTTGAACTGGTCAAATGTTGCTGCAAGTTGTTTGTTCCCTGCTGCAGCATCTGCAACCCTTCTTGTGAATCTTTGAAACCCAACATCAAATGATTTGACACCAACACCTGCCTGTTCTGCAGCAAATCTTAGTGTCTGCAACTTGTCTGTTGTCAATCCAAGTTTGTCTGCCTGATCAGAAATATTGGAAAGGGCATCTGCTGCCTGCTTACTTCCCCGCAACAAACCAGCACCAAGGGCAGTGCCAAGGATGGCACCAATTGAACCTGCTGCCTTTGATGCTATGCCCTTTATCCGGCGCATTTTTTTTTGGGTCATACGTTCAGCGCGTGACATTGCACGTTCAAAACGTGTGATCCTTGCATCAAGGTCAATGACCAGTCTTCCTAAACCTGCCATTTTTTATCCCCTTTGTGCCTGCATCAGTCTTTTCATACCTTCTTCAAATTCTGCCTTTTCCCTTTTCAGTTTCTGATCAGGTGATTCAAAGAATGCAGGATTTCCAATCACTTCAAGATGTGCATAATTATACCATTCAAAGAATTGTCTTGATGTCATGCATTGCATCATCACATCAGGGTGAATGAATCCAAGTTCAATTGAAAGTCTAAACTTGAATCTTTGCAGGTCTGATGCCTTTAACTTTTTTTTTGTTCTTCTGCATCATCAGCATTCATCCCGTTCATGTCTTCAGCGATTGAATAAAGTCTTGTAATGACTTCACCATTTTTTTCAGCAAGTCTGATGACATCATCAGAATCAGTGAATATCCTTTTCCCTGATTCATCAACCAGACAGCAGACAAGCAATGCACACATGAAGTTATCCATCTTCAATTTGCCATCTTTCCTGTCACTTGAAAGTTGCATGGCATATGCTTCTGCACCTGCTGCAGACAGTTCACTGATCCACACATCAACATCCCATTCAGGAACATGTTCCTTGTGTCTATTCAGGTCTTCTGCCTGAAGGATCTGATCCTTGATATTCATCAGGCCTGAGTTACCGCACCATTCACGCGAATTGTGACAGTGCCCCTTGTGATTTCATCAACTTCATTGTTGATTTCCAAACCCATCACATACCCTGCAAATGTCCATGTAGTTGCAGGTGATGCATCTGTGAAAGTGATCCTGAAGTTGTGCAGGGTTTGGTTTTCCCTGTCAAGACGTAACTGGTTATGCCCTGTATTCTTCGGGATGTATGCAAGACCAAGTGTGACATTTCCATTGTCCGGCAATCCCGGCCTGACTTCCTTTGCAGTGCTGTCAAGGTCAGACTGGTCAATTTCTGCTGCTGTTCCACCGGGACCACTGATACTGGTGATTTCAGCAATTGCCGTGAACACTTCAGGTGAATCTGCATCACCCCTTGCAAACGTCATACCCTGTGATTTCAATGCATCAGATGACATGTTTAAAACCCCCTTCTATGTGAACCACTGTGAAAAATCATATTGAACAACAAACAAACGTGTTTCTGTTTCATACCATTCACGTTTGTTGATGGGTACATATTCATTGGCTGATGAATCTGCCAATGCCAACCTTGCCTGCTCTGCTACATCATCAACAATTTCAAGTGTATTTCCAAAGGCAGACAACTGGTATAAATTGTTTTCAACACCTGTTCCACCCGCATCAGTCAATGGAACCTGGCGATTGCCTGAAACAAGTTGATATATCAGATAGGGTGTTTCAACCCCCTGTGGTGCCACAGATGGATACACCCTATAGGTTTCAGGTGAATCACCATTACCAAGCAATGCCTGAAGACCGGCAAAGGAAATCAGGTCTGAATACAGTTCTGCACTAGACATCTTTTCCACCCATATTTTATTGATTGAAACCTGACCATCACCAAATGCCTCTGGTCCTGTGTCAGTGATCCTGAAATCAGTTCTGTTGGTAAAGTCAGCAACTGCAACAAATTCATATACACCATCAGCAGTGATGATCTGTGTGGTTGATTCACCTTCCCCTATTTGCACCTTTAATGAAAGGGTTTCCCATATTCCAAAAACATTCAGGAACATATGAACCCTGTCACCATGCTTGATGTCAGTTCCATCAAAGGTGCCAATCAATGATGTTTCATTTATAGAAATTCTGGAGAAATACCCAACATCCCCGAATTCAGACCAATGATCTGGTCCATCTTCAGTGGAATCATCCCACCCTGCAGGGTCAAAGTTAGCAATGCCAAATATCATGATGTATAAAATGAAATGTTTCATTTCCTTTTTGCAAGTTTCTTTGCAACCCTTTCTATTCCTTTCTTAATTTCTTCTATTGCAACTGCTGATGCCCTTCCAGATCCTGCCTGTGCTGCTGGTCGCATGAAAGGTCTTGCAGGCATTTTGGATGTTCCAAATTCCAGAAAACGCCAATAAAAAGCAGGACCACCCTTGAACCCTGTCAGACCAGTCTTGTTTGTTGATGCCCTTCTTGTTGCCTTGTCTTGTGCAAATATATGCCTGATGCCAAACTTGCTCCTTGCTGCAACCTTCTGCCCTGTCAGTTTCTTCACCTGCTTCAATCCACCTTCCTTCACATCTGACAGCACAGCAACATAGGCACCACCACCAATACCGGGACCAAGATGTTTTCTTTTCTTGCCCCTTGTGCCAATGTGATCTGCCATGAATCCTTCACCCTGAAACATGGAAAGGGCATTATCCCTTGCAATGTCTTCAATGACTGTCCCTGCTTTTCTCATTGCAGAAGTCAGAACCCTTCTTTCTACCTGTTCAGGCAGTTTTTTCAGTCTTGCACTGATTTCACCAAGACCTTCAATCTTGACAACATCAGCCATCATTTACGCCTTCTGAACACATCAGTTCCATTTCATTCCTGATTTCATGGACAGGATTGATGAATTCAATGTTGTAAATTTTGCCACTGTGAAGGATCCTCATTTTTGCCTGTATGCCTTCAAGGTTCCTGATCCTGATCTTGGTTGTCACTTCTGCTTTATACTGATTGGCAATATGTATTTCACTGCCTTTGACATGTTCAATGGATCCCCAAACTGTCTTGAATGCTGACCATGATTTGATTGGTTGTCCATAAACATCCTGTTCTTCAGTCAGGGACTGAACCTGCAGCCTGTGGCGTAATCTGCCTGACCTCATTAGAAGAATTCCGGTATTGACAGGGATTCAATCAACCTGTCTGCAAATGGCATCTTTGCCGCAATGGTGCCAACAATATATTCTTCCCGGTTTTCATACAGGTTTGCAATCTGAATCAACATCCATCTTTTGATGACTTCAGGAACATTGTCATTTATTTCTGCAGGTGATGAACCTGAGTCTGCATAACCACAGACAAACCTGATTGTAACTGCCTGCAACTGTTTTCTTGTGTCAGGCCAAACCTGATCAGGATCAAGGATCACCCTGCCAGGTTGACTGTCAGTGTCAACATCATAAACAGATGAATCAACTGTTTGTTCATTTCCATCAGTGTCAATGTATTTGATTGATGTGACTGACTGCAGTGGTGGTTTTGGAATCTTGATGACAGATGCAAACCTGTCAATTTTATAGTCATATGTTGCAGTGATTAACTGTCTTCTAGTGAAGGTTTCTGCAAGATGTTCAACTGATTCAATCATTGATTGAATGAGTGCATCATCATCATCAATTTCAAGTCTGATGTGGTCCTTTGCATCTGACAAGGAAATTGAATTGCCTGTTGGTGCTGTAATTTGTGTCAGTGACATATTTCAAACTCATAATCAAAAGGTTCAAGGTCATGCCTGTAGTATACAGACACATCAGAAATCAACTGATCATCATAATATTTCCAATAATCCATATGTGTTGTCCTGTTCTTGACTGGTAGAACAGGCATTTTGAAACCTTTCCTTTTCTCAAGAAGTCCTGAAATGTGATGCCATGAATGTGGCAGATGTTCAAGTTTTACAAGTGCATCAAACCTTTGCTTTCCATGTTCATCAATCAGGTCACATGAATATGGTCTGAAATGCTTGTCTGCCTGACTATATGGCACATCACAGACAACACTTGCAAATGATTTGAAATCCATGCCTGCCTTGAATCCATACAGTTGCCATGTCCTGTGATAACCTTCAACAATCTTCTGTTTCCAGCATGAAACAAGTCTGTCAAAAGGATTCCTGACAACTGTGATTTTCATAAAATCAGAAGCATTGATGTCAACCCATTGATTGCTTCTGTATTCAAATGGCAGTCCAAAACCCCTTGCAACTTCCAACAGGGACTGACTTGCACACTTAGGAATCACCATAAAAACAAGTTGATGACCGGGAATGACAATGTTGTTGAAACACAATCCACAGGGTGTGTTCACATTGCAGGGTTCAAAGGCACTATGTTCAATTGCATTCATTCTATGTCTTCAATCTGCTGACGTTTGAAACAGGTCATTGCCGTTTCCCTTGATGCATTGATGACATCAATTCCAAGCAATTTTGCATGACTTGCTGCAGTTGAAAAGTTCATCATCCATGGTTCATATGATCCTGTTCTGATTTTATCAGGGTGATCACCAAACCAGTGTGAACATCCATTGTCAGCAAACTTCATGTCATATCCAATCAGGATCACCCTATTTGCACCAAGCAAGGTTGCAAGGTTCAATGCCTGATAACCACTGTTTTGCCCCTGATGCAGAATGCCGGGTGTGATTGACAATCCTGTTTCTGCTTCACCCTTCATCAAAATAAGGTCAGGGAACCTGCTTGCTGCTTCTGCATCAATGGTGATTTTCAATCCTGCAAAATCACTGGTTTCCCTGTGATGCCAATCCCACCATTTCAGGTCACAGGCATACAGGACATCAGCAGTTGGAAATAGTGTATAGGCATCATTGACTGCAATCACAAAATCAAATCTGTGAGCATGTGCAATCTGTGCATGATCAAGGGAAGGACCACCGCCAATGCAGACAGCAGTTCCATCCTGCCATGGTCTTGAATTTAACCAATCACTTGGACTGGTCTTCTGCAGTGCCAGATTCATCGGTAGTTTTTGCAGGTCTTCCACGTTTTGCAGCAAGTTTTGCCTTTTCACGCCTGATCCATCTTTGTGCAGATGGTGCTGGCAGATCTACTGTTTCACCTTTCTTGAAAGACTGTTCAACCTTGTCTTCATGATCCAATACTTCAACATCATCTGTGAATGTGATTTTTTGCTTGATCATTTTATGCTTCCTTTAAATACTCTCTTTCTGAACCATGCCCATCAATTTCATAATGAAAATCAAATTCCATCATTAGGGCATCACCAGTATATGTGTCTGCAGCATCACCACCAATCCTTGAAAGTTTCATGGCAAACATGGAACTGATCCCCATGCCTTCACCTGTGATTGGTTGAAATGCTGAAATTTGTGAAAGACTGCCTGAAGAATAATTAAACACTTTTTTGACTGTTTGAAGTGTTGTGAAGTCTGCAGGATATTCTGCACCATTGTTGAACCATTTAAAATCAAGTTGCCACAGGACATCACCTGAATTTTCCTGTACCCAATGAATATGTGGATGCAGTGTTGATCCTTCATTGTAGTTGTGTGGCAGTTGACCAAGAATGAAAAGAAGTTCAGTGGAACCATCAGCAAACAACCAACCACCCCTGATGGTATCAAAGTCAGGATCTGATGCTGAACCTGGCGGGTTGATTGCAGTTGCTGGAAATCTTAAATCATCAAAATGAATTGATGAACAATGGTCAGCAGTTCTTTTTGCACCATCAGATGTCAGGCCTGCAATTTCAGACCAACCCGGTTCTTTGTATAAAGTTTGTGTAACCATAATTTAAAAAGGGCAGGGGGTTTCCCCCCTGCCAAGTTGCTACACCACTACGGAGGAGGACTTAA